CAGGGTTTCTCGTTCCTTGGCGTTTTCCTGTGTGCCGCGTGTGAACGCTTGCTGTGCGAGATAACCGCGCTTGAGGTCTTGAACGGAGATCACGGAGCCGTCCTTCAGGCGCACGTTCGCAGCATCGGCTACAAACTTGCCTCCCGAGGCCTCTTCCTCTGGTCCGTTTTCCTCATCGGTCTCTGCTTCAGCGTCGGCTTCGTCAGTCGCTTCCTCGGATTCAGGCTCATCGCCATCTTCCGTCTCGGCTTCTGCGTCCGCCTCTTGGTCTTCGCCCTGATCTTCCGTCTGGAGGTCCGTTTCCGGGTCCGCAAAAAGTCCAGCAATGGCATCAGCGCCGTCGTCAAAAGACAACGCCTCGTCGTTACCAGCGGCCGGGGCCGGGTTGGTATCTGACATTCAGTTCTTCCTTGAGTTAATCCGGGGATCGTGTCGAACGAGCCGGTGAATTCCCCCTGCTGGGGAATGCTTTTTGCTGCGCGAGTGACGCGCCGCGTGTTAGAATTGCTCATTTCAACAGGAGGGGACTATGAGCGAGATGATTGAGCGGGTGGCAAAGGCCATTCTTGAAGAACAGCGCAAGAATAGATCTGTTTTCCCGAGCAATATTGACCTAGCCCGCGCCGCTATCGAGGCGATGCGAGAGCCAACCTGCGATATGTTGAACGCTGGATGGCGAAAAGATGGTTGGCCCCTGTCCTACAGAGCAGCTATCGATGCCGCGTTGGGAAAGACCGATACTTAAGCGTAAGGGCTGGCTTCTCCTTGCTCGACGGGTTCCGTCTTCATGATGAAGCGGGACAGCATCGATCGGATCTCGTCGATCACAGCCACCTTCTGCTGAAGGCGCAGGATCGTTGTTCGGTTGTCGGCATCGGCTGCGGCGAGCGCATCAAGCGCCTCAGTCCGCATTTCCGCCAATGCCGCTATGAATACTGGGTCGTTCTGGAGCCGTTCGGCTTCCTTGGCGAGGTGGTCACTTGCCATTCATGGCATCCTTGAATGCCGCCTCAATATTGCTCACCGTAGCCATAGGCCCAACGCGGACAGATAGTTCTTCGATCGAGAAGACCTGAACCTTGCCGCCGTCCTCGTAGTTCATAATCAGACGCTCGGCTCCGGGCACTTTGCCGGACAGTTCTGCTCGCAGATCCATGATACCCATTATTCGGGCTTCCCTGTATTGGCGGATTGCATCTTCTGCTGATGGGCTTCCTGGCTCTGCATCGACTTGAACACGCCGGCTTCCATCTGCTGGCGGTGCTGTTCGGCCTGCAGCGCCATCTGCTGCTGGTTCATCTCGCGCTTCATCTCAAGCTCAGCAATCTTCAGCTCGCGCTGCAAATTGAACTCAAGAAGCGCCATTTCTTTCTCAAACTCGAACTTCTGCTGGTCCTTCAGCATCTCAGCTTGGGTCTTGCGATCCTGCGCCTCGATGTCGGCCTGCATCTGCACGGCTTCGATCTGCGCCTTGCGCTCGTCTGCCTGCTGCGCGATCTGTGCGCCAACCTGCATCTCCTGCCCGCGCATCTGCAGTTCAGCCTGCTTGATCTGCGTATCGGCCTGGATCTTCATCATGGCCGGATCAGGCTTGGGCTGCGCGGCCTGCTGCTTCATCTGCTCGAGCATCTCAGGCTTGATGTCGAGGTAGAACTGATCCGGGTTCTTGATGCCGGCACTCTCTGCCAGCTTCGTTGCCGTCATATTGATCTTTGGCACCATCTCCAGTGCCTGCGCCGTGAAGCCAGCCGCCGACAAGCGATCGGTCATTGCGATCTGCACGCCGAGAATCTGGTTCAGCATTGCCATGTCACGGTCACGAGACCCGGTGCCGAGGCCGATATTGATCGTGGCGTCCATGTTGGCGTTCCACGAGCGCGGATCCATTTCCACCCACGAGTCACGAAGGCGAATGGTCCGCGGACGATCCTGATGCTTCACAACCAGCTTCAGGATCTGCCGAAACACGCGCTTCCAGCCTAACTCAGCCTGGTTGCGGGCGATCAGTTCGATCTGCGAATAAGCCGCGTCCTTCGTGTTGTTAGCCGCCGTGGCTGTCTGGTTCGACAAAGCCTCGGGATCCAGCGCCATCGTGGAGCGCGAGACACCCGTCCGCATTTCCCGCACCTGGTCGAAGTGCTGAAGAGCCAGCAGCGACTTATCGCCAATATACGGGATGTTCATCGGAACAGGAGGGATCGTGCCCTTCTTGTGCCAAACGGTCGCGCCAAACCTTGGGCTGCGCAGCGTCTCCGGGTTGATGACCGAGTTCTCTTCGGCCGTCGTCATCGGGTTATTCACCCAATAGGTATTGTCCAGGAACTGGCGCGTGATGACCGTCTTGACGCGCTGGATGTCGTTCGTGTCGTCGAACACCGACCGGGCATCCCAACGATGAGGGACGGGCTCGCAGGGGATGTCAGAGAACGGCACGTCGTCCTCCCAGACTTCCCAGTCCAGAAGCTCGCCTGTACCACCCGGCCCCGCGTAGAACGCACGTACGGTCTCCGCAACCCCGTCTCCGTCTACGTCAACCTTGATGTAGCATTCGAACAGCTCGACCAAAGCCATCGAGTTGTCGCCAACGTTGACGAACATACCGGATTCGCCTTCAGTCCGTGAAAGCTCTTCCTCGCGCATGGCCGAGAAACGATCGGTCGGCAGGCCCTCGACCAACTCCCGGTCAAAGCCCATCTCGATCAGGTCGGACTTGGTGACGTCCTCCGGATGACCACAGAACCGGGCTTCCTCAATGCAGGTAGCCTCGCGGTTGATCAGCAGCCGCTTGATGCACTTGACGCGCAGTCGGCCGGAGCTAGTAACCCGCTTGACCTTCACGTTATAGGTCGGGATCGGCATTTCAATGGGCTGGCCATCAGGCCCTGGAACCTGGATAGACTGCGGCTCGCCCTCATTGAGAGCGACAATCTCGACGTCCTGATCAGACTGCAGGACAGCAATCTGCTCTTCCGTCATGCCGGAATGCTCGGTGTACTCGCACTCCTCCTTGTCGTCCCACCAGTGCTTCACGATGCCATTGCCAAGCAGCAGAGAGTCGTGCGTAGCGTCCCACATGATGCGATAACCGGGGTTATCCTTCATGAAGACGTAATTGATGTAGTCTGTCGCCTGCTTGGCGAATGGCTCGTCAGCCTCTTTCTCAGGCTCGTACATCGCCATGCGATCAGAGGCCGTGAATACCCGTATAATACCCGGGAGCATCCACCCGATCGTGTCCGCAACGTCCTTGGAGACTACCGACGAGCGCCCGGCCATTGCCGGCGTATCGGACATCTCGCCGCGATAGTACTCCATCGCAGTCGCGCGCTTTTGGGATAGCTCAGTCTGGTCGTAGGTAAGCGCGGAATTGATCTCTTCCGACAACAGGGCCTTCAACCCGTCATCGTCGAGTTTTTCGCGCTCAATCATTCAAACAATCCAGTCTTCTTCAGGCTCTTCAACGACAACCCGACCGCGCGGCTCTTCGTAAGCCACAGCCATCAAGCCGAACGAATCCGCGCCATGCGACGACCAATCATGGTCCGGACCAAGGCCCACATTCCGGGTCTCGTCCTTGCGTTCATGGTAATAGCCGAGGGCTTCCCGCCCGGCTTCTGTCGTCTCTTCGTTAAACCAAAGTTTCGGGCCAATGCGACGCACCGCCTCAACACGCATGGCAGCAGCACCACGACCCTGGTTCTTGATCGGCGGCTCAACCTTGAAGCCTGCCTCTCGCCAGTGATCCTCGTACTTCTTGCCGGTGATATTGTTCTCGTTCACGCCGTCATGCGGCAGGTAGATCAGAGCGTCTTCGTAGCCGTTCCGTCGCATCCAGTTGACGTGCGACGCCAGAACCTGCCCGACCGACTCGTAATAGTTCAGAACCCGGATTTCTTGTCCGACCCACTGGACGACCCAGATTGTGTAAGCATCCGCCGTTGCACCCGAGCCACCCAAGTCATGGAAGGTTCGGATGGGGAGCAGAGGGTCTGCCGCGACCTTGCCAATGCGGCCCTGTTGCTTAGCCTGAGCGAGCAAAGCCGCGAAATAAGCACCCTCAAACGCCTTGGCATATCCACCATCCCAGATGTGATCATACCGATCCGGGTAAAGATCCAGATCCAGTAGGCGTTCGGCTTCAAGCTCCTTGGGAAACCAAGGATTGTCTTTCCAGTTGGCGTTGATGACAACAGACCCGGCAGGCTTCTTGCCCCTCAGGAAGTCGTCGATCGCATCCGATTTGCGGCGCGGGTTCCAGCTTGCCCAAATCTCCGAACCTTCAGCCCGGATTGTCGGGCGAAGCAGCGAAAGGCTTCTGGCACTAAGCGTTTGGGCTTCTTCAACCCACGCTATCCGAAAACCCTCGAGCGACTTGATCGAGTCCGCCGTGTGGTCCTGCATGCCGTTGAAGATGATAAGCCCATCGCCAGGCGTCTTGATCTGGTCCTTCAGCACCTCGAATTGCTTCGAGACCCCGAGATCCTCGATCTTATTCTCAATCAGCCGCTTGGACGATTGCGCCAAGGTCTTCTGCACCTCACGGATACAGACCGCCCTCGTCCCCGGCACTCTCAGGCACTCTTCAACAAGCATCTCACCGAAGAAGTGGGACTTGCCGCTGCCTCGTCCTCCCCATGCGCCTTTGTATCGCGCCGGCTGCAGTAACGGGACGAACGCGCTAGCTGTCTCGATCTTCAGGGTGAACAATGATGCGCTCTATCCGCTGAATTACCTGGAAGGCGCCGTCTTCCCCATTCTCGATCGCTTGGGCCGGCTTGCCGTCCAGTCGGTCAGCTATTTCCTTGATTGCGGGCAAGCCGTCTTCGCTGGCTGCGATCTTCAGCAAGTTGCGGGCAATGCCACGGAGACCCTTGGGATCGTCCTCACCAAGAGTAGCCAATTCCATGCGCAAGGCATCCCGAAAAGGCTTGTCTTTACGGCCACCTACAGCCAGCTTGTTGCCCGGTTGAAATCCCATGTTAAAACATCACTAAGGTTTTGTTATTCAATCTGGTTCTTCTACCGGATCATCCGGCTCTACATCCAACGATACCGTCAGATTCGTGACTTCTGTTGCGTCTGGTAGACCGCTCAGGAACGACATGGCATCCTTGCGCAGCATCCGGCTCATTGAGCTAGGCGGCCTGCTTGACGCCCTCGGTAGGTCTTTCTCAACCCTCCGGCCGATCGTGATGTTCTTGGCGGCCCTTACGTCTGAATTGTCGAACGACCAGATCTCTCCGGTGTCATTAATGACGCAGATCCACTCGTTGTCGCCGTCTATGCCGTGGTCTACCAGGAACTTGGCTAGAGCCTGCCCTTTTGGCGTATCCAGCCAGAGATGCTGATGCAGCTCGTGGATGGTGGTCAATCCAACCATCCAAAGCCAAGGCGTTGGTATGCCGCACAAGGCACCTCAAACATGCCCCAATGCGAAATGCTCACCCACTTCATCTAATGACGCCCGATGTATATTAGGAAACCTACCAAACCGATGAGCGCAACGGACCCAACCAAATCAACAATCACGCGCTATCCTGATCTGGCGCGCAATACTCGCTCGGCGCTGTGTCAATCTCCCGGTCATGCGGGATAAGCGCGATCGACGCCGCAATGGCGCAATCGTTGCCGGACTCGTTGTACATCCGCTCCAGGTCGCGGCGCTGTTGGTAATCGCGGATCTCGATAATCTGAGCCGTCATCATGCCCTCCGTCATTGCCACGCGTCGAAGGTGGCCAGAAGAACCGCTATCAGTAACGCGCTTGCTACGTAGGCTTCAGGAGGCATACTGCACTCCATCGAATTGGCTTCTGAGTGACCGGGCTTGATACCGGCTCGCGCCTTACGCTTGCCGGACGCCATCCCCGGCTACACCGCATTCCCTTGGCTAGGTTAGCGTGTCCATCCACGCCGCACTCAGAATTGGGGTGTCCCGG